ATGTTGCTCCAAAAGCAGCTAGTGATGATGACGATACGTTGTCTTACTTTAGTAAATTAGCTGAAGAGGAGTAATTCTCTCTCACATCAAAAACTTTGAAAGGGCGGCTGAAAGGCCGCCTTTTTTATTATAAATATTAGCAAATGGCTATATCAATACTAGACCCTATTAAGATACAACAAGGTGGCATTCGTAAGAGTGTTGATTGGTATAGAAAAAACGTTGCTACACTTAGCGATAGAGTTACTGCTGCGGCCCTAATGAGGTCAGGTAAATTAAATGGTATTCCTAGTAAAGGTAGACTAAACTTCTTCTATTATGACCCTAAATATAAACAGGTATTACCTTTGTATGATAGGTTTCCACTTGTATTGCCTTTAGAGACAATACCAGGTGGTTTTATGGGTATGAACTTTCACTATATTAGACCTGTACAAAGAATTAGTTTATTAAACAATCTACAAAGATATGCCTCTGGTGGTATGAAGTCAACAACAAGAATTGATGCTACCTATGATGGTATTAAGAATGTAAGTATTGCTAGAACTACCATTAAGAAATATTTGTATAGTCATGTTAGATCAAATTTTTTAAGAGTTGATTTTGACGAAGCAGCATTGGCAGTTATGTTGCCTGTACAACAGTTTAGAAAAGGACAACCATATTAATGACATATACAATAGAAGAAATTATAGAAGCAATGAAAAAAATATGTCCAGAAGCATGGAAAGATAAAAGATGAAAAAACTTTGGAATAAACTAATAGAAAAACTATTTGGCAAAAGATGCCAATGTAAGGACAAGTAATGGCTATTCTACGAGGCGGAAAAAGAATTGGTGGTTTTGATATACGTTTAGGTTTACCTAGAGATAGGTCGCTTGATGATGTACAATCTGATCCACGTTTAAGACAAAAGGCTGGTGGTAATCCTGAATCTACATTAGGTAGAGTACAAGCAATGGTCAATGAGGCTGAAGGCTTTCAAAGAAAGGCTAGATTCTATGTTGAATTTGCTTTACCAAATGGATCACTTGACCAAACGGTTACACAAACTTTACCAGATGAACAAAATGGTTTTTCTGATGCAACATTAATTAGAACAATGAACCAGGACCCAACTAAAAGACGTGTGCAAGCATTTTGTAGTGCAATTACAATGCCAAGTAGAGAGGCAGTACAAAAAGAAATTAGACATAATGGTCCAACAAGAAAATTTGTATATAACTATACCACACCAGAAGTTACAGCAACATTTTATACAGATAAATTTATGAGAGAAAGAACTTTTTTTGAAATATGGCAGAAGGCAGCATTTAGTAATCTAACACACAATATAAATTACTATAACGATTATGTTGCACCAATTGACATAATGGCGCTTGGTCAATATGCTAGTAGAGACGAAAGGGACGATGTTACATATGCTGTTAGATTATTAGAAGCTTATCCTAAAATTATAAGCGATGTATCATTTAGCCATGAGTCAAATGAAATACAAAAATTTGAAGTGACTTTCTCATTTAGAAATTGGGTTAATTACTTCATTGATAAAACAGGTGGTATAGACCTAGGAGAATCAGATTTTAAATCACCTACAGTAAAAAGAGCTGGAGGAATATTTGGTGGACTAATAAGTAAGTTGCCACCAGAGATAAGAAGAGCAGGACGTGACGTGTTAAATGAATTGAGAAGAAAGGCACCGATAGGTAGAATAACTGGTGGTAGAGTATTCCCACCATTTAAAATACCACCACTAAATATTTAATATAATAAGGAGATATAATGGCATTACCAATAGTTGAGACACCAAGATATGAATGCACACTTGCCTCACAAGATACGCAAGTACAATATAGACCATTTTTAGTAAAAGAAGAAAAGATATTACTAATGGCTATGGAATCAAAAGACAATAATGAAATAATAAATGCGACTAAAGAAGTTTTAAAAGCATGTACGTTTAATGAACTTGATATAGAAAAATTACCAATGTTTGATATAGAATATTTGTTATTACAAATAAGAGCTAAATCAGTTGGTGAGAAATCAAAGTTTAAAGTTATTTGTCCAGATGATAAACAAACTGCAACAGATGTTGAACTTGATTTATCTGAAGTACAGGTACAAGTAGAAGACGATCACACAAACAAAATTGTGATAGACGAAAAAAGAAATTTAGGTATAGTTTTGAACTATCCATCGTTAGGAATAACCAAGGCTGGTTTTGATGTAAACAAGAGTGACGCAGATAGTACGTTTAATGTTATCTGTTCATGTATTGACCACATCTATGAGGGCGACAAAACATATCCTGCGAAAGATAGTACACTAAAAGAACTAAAAGAATTTATAGAAAGTATTACACAAAAAGCATTTGGTGATATTAAGAAGTTTTTTGAGAGTGCGCCACAATTGAGACACACTGTAGAGGTGACTAATCCAAAGACTGGTGTTAAAAGTGAAGTGACATTTAAGGGATTACAAGATTTTTTTCAATAAGCCTCGCCCATAACAGCCTAGAGGCCTACTATGAAAATAATTTTGCCCTTATGCAACATCATAAATATTCATTGACAGAATTAGATAATCTAATGCCTTGGGAAAAAGAGGTATATGTGACTTTATTAACAAACTATATTAAAGAAGAAAACGATAAACGAAGACGAGAGGGAATGAAAAAATAATGAGTGAAGTAGAAGATAAAATTGTTGTACCTGCTGATAAGAAAGAAATCACTAAAAAAGTAAAAGTTGATTTAGAAGTAGATACATCTGTAAAAGATATGGGACCTAACCCATACGCAAAATTAATTCATATGGCGAGAGCTGTTGATGCTTGGAGAATATTTCCAAGACTATTCTTAACAGTTTACATAATCTTATTATACAAATGTGTTATATGGTATATGAACTTAGGCGCACCTACAATGGAACAAAGTGGTTTAATTAGTATCGTAGTTGGTGCTGGTGCTGCTTGGTTTGGCCTATACACAGGAACAAGTAAGAGTAAAAAATAATGGCACTACCAGTAGTAGATACAAACCAACCAGGAGTAAAAGAACTTATAACAGGTTCTGTAAAAGAGATTGCGAATACAATATTTGCATCTGCGAGTGTATCTATTACTGCCGCTGCTAAAGCAGTCACACCTAGTATACCACAAATGGTTGCCGACATAACAGAAGACCTAAGAGCTGGGCCAGTCAATAGATTTTCACAAGGACTAGAGAAGTTAGATAAACTATTACAAAACTTTGGTGGCGACATAAAAGATTACAGTAAAGAACTTGGTAAATTTGTAGATCAAAGAGAAGCTAGAATTAGTAAGTCAGAAAAAACTATAAGAGAGTTAAGAGAGAGTAATATAAAAGCTGAAATTGGAGCGATGGGTGAGATAAACATATTATCACAGGAAGAGATAAGAAAAAGAGAAGAAGCAATAGAAACTTTAAATACACAAATAAAAACAGATAAACAAGATTTAGAAATAAAAAGAAAATTAATACAGGAACAAGGTGTTGCTAGTGGAGAAGGCATTAGCAAAGACGTTGTTGACTCACAAAATGCCATTATAGAAAAAGAGCAAAAAAGAGAAAAGTTATTAGAGTCACTTAACAAAACCGAAGAAGAAACAAGCAATGACGCACAAATGTCAATTAGAGAACGTGCTAGTCAATTTGTAGATGACTATGTGCCAGATCAAATAAGAGATATTGGTGGTGCTCTTGTAGATGGTTTGATGGCGCCTGTAAATGCTGTAAAAGATTTGGGTATGTTTTTTGGTAATCTATTGAAACCACTAAAATTTTTAATGAAACCTTTAAAGGCAATGGGTACGGCGTTTAAAGCTTTAGGAAAGACATTATTTGGTTTTATAAAAAAAGCTGCAGTAATGTTTAAAAGTTTTATTATGGGTATGATGGGTGCGATTGTGTCAATGTTACCATTTATCGCTATTGGAGCAGCAATAGTAGCTGCCATAGCATTAGTAATAGTAGGACTAGTAAAACTAATGCAAGTGATTGAAGATAATAAACTAAAATTAATAGAGTTTAAAGATAAGATTATGGCTATACCAGGACAAATAAAAGATTTCTTTACAGAAAAGTTTGCTCTAATAGGTGAAGCATTCAATAATTTTGTAGAAGATGTAAAAGCCATACCAGGTAAAATATCAGATTTCTTTAAAGGTGTATTTGCTAAAATACAAAACTTCTTTATTGATATGATTAACTCTGTAATCACATTAATAAATGATAAGTTAGGAATTTTTGGAGTTAATATTGATCCATTAGAAAACGTACCTATGCCTGATAGTCCCGCAGAGATTGTTTCAGCAGATAGTAAAGGTACAGTATCTGCTGCTCAAAGTGGTGCAGTTTCAACTGCTGGACAAGGATTACCATTCCTAAACACAAACAATAGTCAATCAAGTGTAAACAATGCTGCCGCAGTAATAAACAATAATGCTGTAAATAATAATACTACAAATTCAATGGCTGCAAGTGCTAGAAATGATGATTATAGTAGATTTAGACTTTATGGTGCGATGGCAGACTAATAACTACCTAAGTCTTTTTCAGTAATCAATTTAAACTTCGCATTGTTATCATCAGCATATTGTGTTGCTGCTTTCCACTTCGCTCTATTCTTAATATACTCAAAACTAGAACGCATGAATGCTCTTGTCTTTTTTGTAGGTGTTTTTGGTGGTTTGGTTTGGCGTGATGGTTTAATCTCTATTAATATCTTATCACCTTTGACTGTACGAACTATGAAGTCAGGATAGTATCTATGGTACTTTTTGTCAAGTGGATTGTAATATCTAATCGCTAATTCTTCACTAGCCCAATATGTTATATCAGGATTACGGTCACAGTACAGCATGAACTTACGCTCTAATAATGAACGATATACTATCTTTGTGACATCACCAACATATTTTTTAGGGTTGCTAGGACGATATAAACCTTTGTAAGACTTCTTCATAATGTTATAAATATAGAATATATATAAAGGATTAAAATGGGTTTTTTCACAAACAAAGTAAAAAGTATTATCAAACAAAAGGTAGCCAGTAATTTAATTAGTGGTTTTCAAAACGCAGCATTTGGTCAACCAAAAAAACTAGCTGCGAAGTTGGCTAATAAATCACCATTGGATATGTCAAAAAGTCCTGTGGCACACATGGGCGCTACTGTCAATCCTTACAACTATGGTATCGCACAATACCCACAAGAGACCACTAATTTAGCAGATGGTCACTATATCATATTTGATGTGATTGAAAACAAAAAAACAAGTTATGGTAAAGGTGGATCAACACCTGGTGATAGAGCGAATAGTAAATCATTTCCAGAATCATTAGGTATGGTAGGTGAAGGTAAATTACAAGCATTCCAAGATAAAAGATTAGCTAGATTAAAACAACAAGGGTTTGCTAAAGGTACTGAAAAGATATTAAGAAATCAAGCGTCAGGTATTAATAGTAAAAAACATTTACAAACACATACTAGAATATCAGATAGTATCATATTGTACACACCACCAGCAGTTAAGTTTGATTACAAAGTTGGTTATGAAGGAATTGATACAGGTATCGTTGGTACAATGGCTGGTTTTTTTGATGGTAAATGTAATT